AGTAAAAAAGCAGTAGACTTTATATTTCAGTTTGAAAAGAATCTAGCTGCCTATTGTAAGAAGCGTGGGTATGATGGAGTTATATGTGGCCACATACACCATGCTGAGATCAAAGAGATAGATGGAATTATCTATATGAATGATGGTGACTGGGTTGAATCATGTACGGCACTTGTAGAGCATCATGATGGTCGATGGGAAATAGTTACCTGGACTAAGGAAAAAGATGATGAACCTCAGTAATAAAATTACGATTGTTGTGCCTTGTAAGAATGAAGAAAACTATATTCATCATTTGTTAGATGCTTTGCGCCAACAAGACATTGGCGATACAAGAATCATTATTGCCGATTGCTCTACTGACAATACTAGACAAGTTATACAGGATAATAGCTCTTCATTAAATGTTGAAATTATTGAAGGTGGGCCAGTTTCATTTGCCAAGAATAACGGAGCAAGATTAGTTACTACTCCCTACATTTTATTCATTGATGCAGATGTTCGGTTCTTTAAAAACACAGTAATCAAAGATGCCGTTAACGAAATTGTGTCCAATGACTTAGATCTAATTGGGTTAAACATTAAATGTTATGACAAAGACTTACGTGCAATAATTGGATTTACAATTTTTAATATTATAAATCACATATTAAAATTCTTTTCCCCATTTGCAATCGGGGCATTTATGTTGACTCGCAGAGATAGATTTGAAGAATATGGCGGGTTCCCTGAAAAGACAGTAACATCTGAAGATTACTTTCTATCAAGAATGTATAACCCAAAGAAGTTTAAAATTGCAAATCACTACTTTGGCCAAGATTCTCGCAGGTTTAAAAAGATGGGATACTTCGGTATGGGATGGTATCTAATTAAGAATTTTATAAACCGAAACAACAAGGCATATTGGGATCGCCTAGATTCTTCCAAATATTGGAATTAATAATGTCTCATATAAAAAAATTTATTGCTCTTTTTCCCACCCCATTGTTTATGATTATGGGGTTTGTTAATTTGTTTTACTTCAATCTACCCATGTGTGGTGGCCAATCATTTGAAATGGCGTTAATGTGGTTTGCCATGTCAATTGCACATTCTAAACCATGGATTAATTTTATAGACAATTAAGGTGCTTTAGGTATTGTCCTTGGTCTAGGAATATCCCCAGATACAATCTGAATACCTGTACCAAATATTGGAATTGAATTAGTAAATTTTATCTAATTGATATTCCTGAAGTGCGATAAATTCGGCTTCAGGAATTCTTGTCTTACCGTTTTTACTTCCAAGAACAACAACGATACGTCTGCCGATATCGGTATCAAGCATCATAACGATGCAACCACCGGCAGCATTTGTTGTTCCAGTTTTACTCACAATAAAATTATGTCTCTTTCCAATAATAGGGTTTGTATTATTAAAAAAGAGCCACTTCTTTTTGATCTGAATTTTTACTTGCGGAGTTTTACTTGCTTCAACGATTTCAGGATAGTAGCTTGCAGCCAAAGTTAATTCCAACAAATCTTTAGCAGTACTAATATTCATTGGGCTTAATCCCGATGCCTCAACAAATTTGGTGTTGTGCATATTAAGTGCAACAGCTTTTTCATTCATATCTCGAATACATTTAGATTTGCCGCCGGGATATTTGTCACATAATAAAATAGCAGATTCATTACTTGACTTAACAAGAGCCAACTGTATATGTTGTTCCCTTGTAAACTTTCCAATTTTTTCTTTTGGATTTTGCCCAGCATCTATTACAACCATTGCAGCCATAAGTTTTGTGATACTGGCAATTGAACGAGATTCATTAATATTCTCGCCTTCAATAATTTTACCGTTACTATTAGAAACAAGCCATGATTGAGCAGTCAAGTTCATGGAAAAGGCATTACCCGTTAAAAGTAATGCCAATAATAATATATACTTCATATGTAATCTTTACTTGATACTCGCCCCAGTATCTTATAATTTTTTCCGGAACCTAACAGACATGCCTTTTCAGTATTATACTCGACCAATGACCATGTTTTTGTAGAGGAGTTAACGGTTAATACAATCTTGGTAGTAAATGAATCTTGATCAAATACCATAAGTATTGTCTCGCGGTATTCTTCAAATATTGCGTCAAACATTTCTTTTGTATCTAAACAAATTACGGGTTTGTTTCTTTCTTCACTACACGCAATTGTGGATATAGTTAATAGCAGTGATAATATAATTTTTTTCATAATGGATGCGGACCCCAGAGTTGAACTAGGAACTAAGGATTATGAGTCCTTTGTGATACCATTTCACCAATCCGCGGTATAATTTATTTATAATCTTTTTCTGTTAACTTCTCAGAATCTTCATAGTATTCATTTTTCATAATCGCATCATCAAATTTTTCTTCATCTGTTTTTTTATAATTACGAAAAATAGCATCGTAATTATTATCAAATGTAGCAATTGGAACACTATATGGTCTAGGTTTACTACCCTTACCGCTCATTTATTTGCCCTGGCCTCTATATGCTTTGTAGGTTCTCTTTTGAGTCTTATTCATACTTGAGGTTTTTGCTCTGCCGCCTTGCTTGGTGCGCTTTTTAAAGTTGTGTACTGTTTTCATTTTTATGCCTTAGTATTAAGTTCTTGCTCAATTTTAGTCAATGACACATTTAGAGATGTTAATGCACGATTGTAGTCTGCAATCATACTATCGGGTAATTCTGCAATCCATATAACTTTTGAAGCATCGACTTCAATTGTATGGTTAACAACATATGGGGCATATGGAAACAATGCCAATGTCATTTCTTTCTCAAACCCAGGTTCACGATTGGGAGTCATTGTTAAAATGAATGGTTGCACAAGTTTAATACTTGCTGTTTCCATTGTCATATCGGCAACTAATTCTTCGCCAGTTTGTAGCTTTAAAATTTTAATCATTCAATTCTCCGTTATAATAAGTCTTATTATAACATCTTTCATATAGAAAACATATTATAATAAAGAGTTTTGGACAACTAGGGCCGAAGCCCTAGTGTTTTTATGAACCAATTGAAGGATGCTTGTTCCTACGTGTGGCCAATCGGTGTCGTACTTCATGTACGATTTTAATAAAAGCCTTAATGAATTTCATAATAATCCTCTACGTGCTAATACCTGCATTCTATGTTCTAGATCTTTGTAATCTACAGAATCTTTCAAATACATATCAATTTCTTTTTGATATGAAGGAGTAAAGGCTTTTTCAACCCATGACCAAAAGTCTTTCATTGCAGGGAAATGAACTCCCTCAAATTCTTTTAGATCATTATTCATTATAGGTCTCTATTTTCTACAGGATCTTCTGTAAGCAATTGAGGTTTAGATTTCTTTGTAGGCTTTGTGCTTACTTCAGAATCTTTAACTTCAATTTTCTTTGGCTTTTTATGTTCTGGAATAATACGCTCTAAGAAAATCTTAAGCATACCATTTAACATGGCAGCATCTTGAACTTCAATATGGTCTTCCAAAGCAAATGTACGAGTGAATGCTCTATTAGCAATACCCTTGAACAAGAAATTATCTTCTTGCTCTGCACCATTTACATTACCTTTAATAATCATTTTGCCATCGGCAAGTTCAATTTCAATATCCTGTCTGGCAAAACCAGCAACTGCAACTTCAATAACATAAGTTGTATCGCCAGTTTTCTTAATATTATATGGTGGATAATTTGGAATGCTCTTTGTTAGATCATCATGAATCTTAGCCATCTTGCTAAATTGATCGTCAAAGCCTACATATAGTTTATCAAAGTCTTTGAACATATCACGGCCAAATATTTGTGGAACAAATGTCATTTTGATTCTCCCTTTTTACTTGTTTTACCAGTAATCGAATTGGCAAAAGTCTCTGAGGCAATATTCATTACATCGTTAGCAGACTTAGCAACTTGTTTTGTAAAGACACGTTGTGCTTCTACAAAATCGACTAGAGGTTTTTGAAGGGAATCTTCCTTGACTGTTTGTTTGAGGAAGTTGATTTTGGCGTCTTGAATTGAATCGATAGCCATGTTTGCGTAAAACATATAGTTCTCCTATTAAGCGAGTTTAAAATTTGCTACCCCGAAGGCATAGCGTTAATCCTGCTTACTGACTACAGGGGTACCATACGTTGTACCAGCTTTAGACGTTCCCAAGGTAGTGGGACTTAAATTAGTTCGGCTTCTGGTTTATACAGCCCACACCGATTGCTGCGTTTCCCATCCCGGGGATATTATTATTTATACAGATTATTCATCTGTAGGTTGTTTTTTCTTACCAATATTATACTTTGTTTGTAAAGACCATTCGCTTTTATCTTTAAAAGCAATTACTTTGATTTGCGACAATGGTGCTAAATCTGTAAATTTATCAGGATCAATAATTTTTACTAGGCCCCAATCTATTAGCAATTTGGCAATTGTATTACGTCTTTGTAAATCGTTCTCTGTTAAATCTGCAGTCTTACCATCAAGAGCAAAAAGCTCTTTAAAATGCACAATGAAATATCTACCTTGCTTATGTAAAATATGGCAGGATTGATACAGTACTTTATCTTTGCGTGATGCTACACCTATGCGTGTGAGAGTTTCTCTGACTTTCAAAAAATCGTCAGGTTGTGCCATGGTTACTTCCAGCGGGTTGTATCCAGGATAATCAATGTGAAAAATATCTTCAGCCATTACGACCACCTTTTATTAGTTTTGTTCTTAAATAATCTAATTTTGAGTCGTCGAGAAGAGGGAGTACTTGGCGGGCCTTTTCTGTGCTATATCCATAGTATTCTTTTATTACTTCGATCGATTCAATTTTCTCCGCTTTGATCCATTTGTTGAATCTTTTACGGGGCCTAATAGTATTTATAAGAAACGAAAACTGCATCTTTTTCTCAAGATGTGGTCGCGAATTCATCTCATTCGCAGGGATTACTGTGTCATGTCCGTAAGATAGTCCTTTATTAATAATAAATGCGTTATACTGTTTCTCCGACCAATCGTCTACGATTAAATTATCTTTGCTATAATGAATAGCATTAATAAAGTCAAAGGGGGAAATTGCAGGAGCCTTATATGGAACTTCTGCTGGTTTTTCCACAGGGGTTCCAAACAAACTCATGATAGCATCCTTATCAATCCTACCGAATCTATTGTTACCAATAACAGGTAGTTAGCCAGCATGCCAAAAGATTTGCGAGTCCAAGCAGCCCAAGCATACATACCACAGCCGACGATCCATATAGGGTAAAGAGAAAGTAAGGGCGGATTGGGAACTGTGACAGCCATGGTAATTGAACACCCAATACTAATAGCCCAAGCAAGCAACTCAACGCAAAAACGAAAGCGATTAGTAATGTAGTCATCTTTGATCCAATCAAATGTAGGTTTTAATAAGTCATTCATTTAAATTCAACCGATGCCATAATCTCTGTTAAACACGCAACAAGATTAATTTCTTGGTCTGCACAAAATGCCGCTTTATACTGATAGTCTGCAAGCAACAAAACAAGTTGTGGAACTTGAACAACGGAATCTAATAGGGTATCGTATATTTTTCTAAAAAGAGTTTGCGGATCGTTATCTAGATTGTTAACAACCCAGGTACGCATCTTTTTCCAATCTTTGTCTTTGAGAGCAGAGATAAGGTCTTGCATATTAACCTCACCCATATTAACAAGAATGCCCTCATCAATTTTACCCGAAGATGCATAACGCTGTAACTCATTAAGTACACGACGGTAATCGGGAAAATGTTTCTCAAGAACTTTTGCTACAACTTTAGGGTCGGCTTCGACCTTTTCGTTTGCCAAGATTTCATTAACACGTTTAAAGAAACGAGCAGCAATCTTAGGACGCTCTTCTTTACCAATTTTAAATTCGATTACCGCACATCGAGAATGAAGCGGAGGAATAATACGATTTTTAAAATTACAAGTAAAAATAAATCTGCAATTTGCTGAGAATTCTTCAATGAATGCTCGCAATGCAGGTTGTGTAGAATTAGGGTTTAGATAATCAGCCTCGTCTAGAATAACAACTTTAGTCTTGCCACTAAAGGATACTGTAGATGCGAACTGTTTGATTTTAGTTCTAAGAACATCAATACCAGATTCTTCTGAACCGTTAATGATGATATAGTCTGTACCTAGTTCTTCACACAATGCTCGGGCAATAGTAGTCTTGCCCACACCGGCCGA